CAGAAAAGAGCAGCGGAGAGATAGACAGCAGCATTATGAAGAGTTGGAGAGCCGGCATGATGCGAAGGCGTTGGAGAGATTCCGAAGACCAGCATACCAGAGTGTGAGCGTTGCGGAATATCTGGCACGGAAGTATGACATTACAGCGGAGGTGGATACCATTGCAGACCGAAGAAAAAGAAATGACGGAAAATGAGAAAAAGAAAGAATATCTGAGACAGTACAGGATCCATGTCCGGAGGATACATAGAATCAATGCGGAAATAGCAGAGTTGCGATCTATGAAGATTTCTCCATCGATGAACAATGATGGGATGCCACACGGGAGCAGCCAGGGAGATCTGTCCGGTTATGCAGCAGAGCTTGACCGAATGGTGTCAGAGCTAATAAAAGAACGATATGTGCGGATGGTGGAATATCAGGAGATTGTACGGCAGATTAAAAGACTGCGGAGTGAAAATGAGAAGGACGTGCTGTTTTACCGATATATCCGTGGGATGGATTGGTGGGAGATTGCAGAGAAGATGAAGTTTTCAGAACGGCAGATCTATCGATTTCACGGGAAGGCACTGGTAAATTTTCGGCTTCCAGAAAAAGATGTCAGTGAATGTCAGTAACATCTGTGGTATTATGATAACATCGAGAAGCGAAAGAAAAGAGCTTTTCGGATGTGACATTTTCACAATAAGTTCTCCGACGGTAAGTGTAGTAAAAGGGCGATCTGATGACAGGTCGTCTTTTTCGTTGCGTATTATCAGGCTATACGATATTATGATAAGTATAGAATATGGTGAAAGGGTGATGAAAATGTCAGAATGGTTAAACGAAGAAGAGCAGTATAAAGATACGTTGAATAATGAAGAAATCAGCAGGATCAAAGACCCTGAGCTGAGAGAAATAAGGCAAAGACATTGGCAGTATAGGTTTAAGATACATAAGGATAGAACTATTGCTGATCAGGAATTTGTAAGAATGTCGGAGGCGGATTGGGAGAAAGAGCGAAAAGAGATTTTGGAATACAAGAAAAAGCATAGTAAATGTTAGTTAAAAGCATCCTTCGGGGTGCTTTTCTAATGCGTAAAATAAACCAGAATTGAAGGTGGTGAAGTGGCGGGATATGAAAACATAAGAGATGCAAATGATAAAAGAACCCCGGAAGAACGCCGGGAATTAGCAAAAAAGGCGGGAAAAGCGAGTGGTCAGGCAAGACGTAGGAAGGCGGACTTCCGGAAGACCTTAAATCTGTTGCTTACTGCCGAAATAGATAATGAAGAATGGAAGCCGGTTTTGGAGTCACTTGGTATTGAGTGTACTCTGGAATCGGCTTTGCTTATGGCTCAGATCAAGATGGCATTGGCAGGGGATACACAGGCAGCGAAGTTTGTAGCCCAGTATTCCGGACAAAGTGCTAGAGCCGAGGAAGATCTGGAGAACAAGAAAGCAGATACAGAGCTGATCAAGGCAAGGAAAGAAGCCATTACTGGTGAAAATGAGAATGATGAAGCGCTTGATCGGTTGGATCAGATCCTGAAAGAGGTGCGGGATAATGCAGTTAAGCAAGAAACAGAATGAGTATATTGTGAACGCAACTCATAGATGGAATATCAAATCTGGTGCAGTACGTTCTGGGAAATCCTACGTTGACACAGCTTTTGTGGTTCCTTTTCGTATCCGGGAAAGGACCGGTAAGCCGGGACTCAATGTTATTCTTGGTGTATCCAAGGAATCAATTGAGCGAAATGTGCTACAGCCGATGCGTGAAATCTATACGAATAAGCTGATCGGACAGATCAATAACCGGAATATGGCGCATATCTGTGGTGAAGAGGTGTATTGCCTGGGAGCTGAAAAGGTCAGTCAGGTGGCGAAGATCCAGGGTTCCAGCATCAAGTATTGTTATGGCGATGAGGTTGCTAAGTGGAACAAAGAAGTGTTCCAGATGTTAAAATCCCGTCTGGATAAACCGTATTCGTGTTTTGATGGATCCTGCAATCCGGAGCATCCGACACACTGGCTGAAAGAATTTCTGGACAATGATAAATTAGATATTTATCTGCAGAGATATACGATATTTGACAATCCTTTTTTACCACCGAAATATGTAGAGGAGCTCTGCAAGGAGTATGAGGGGACGATTTATTATGACCGGTTAATCCTCGGGCTCTGGAAGCGTGCAGAAGGAGCGATCTATAAACGTTTTGCAGATAATCCGGATGCTTACAGATGTGAGGTGCTGGATGAACTTGCAAGTGACGTAGAATATAAGCAATTCAAAAAAACAGATATTGTATCGATAGAGATCGGACTTGACTTCGGAGGAAATCAGTCCGGTCATTCTTTTGTTGCCAGAGGGTACACAGATGATTATGCAGATGTGATTACAGTAATGTCTAAGAGAATCATGGCGAAGGATTCAGAGGAAGATATTGACAGTAATAGGCTGGATGAGCTGTTCTGCGATTTTGTTCAGGAGGTAATCGATAAATACGGGGTGCTTGCGAAAAGCGGTAATTATGTGGAGTATTGCAACGTGGAATCCGTTTATTACGACAATGCAGAAACCGTACTTGGTAATTCTATCCGGAATGCAGTAGAAAAAAGATTCCCGTGGATCACTGTCAGAAAGGCAAGGAAAGCAGCGATTATTGACCGGATCCGTTGCACGGTAAGGCTTATGGGAGCGGGAAGATTCTGGATAACAGACGATTGCAAGTCCCTGCAGACAGCATTTTCCGATGCGGTATGGAACAAAGATGTAACGGACAAGGATGAGCGTCTGGATGATGGCAGCACCGATATTGATAGTCTGGATGCATTTGAGTATACGATAGAAAGAGATATGAAGGACCTGATAGAAGAGGTGGAAGATGTTTGATGGATTAAAAAGACTATGGGGAAGGATAGTGAGCATGTTTAATTATACGACCTTAAAAAATATAATCGGCAAAGATGTGGCGCTGTCACAGACCATGATCGATGCCATCAATAAATGGAAAAAGATGCTGGTTGGGAATGCGGACTGGTGCAGCGATATTGTAGAGTCTTTGAAGCTGGAAGAGGGGATTTGCCGTGAGTTCGCAGATTCCGTTTTAGTGGAGATGGAAGCCAAGATCCTGAATAATGACAAGATGGACAGGGTCCTTCAGAAGAGCTTATCAGACATGAACAAGAAGTTGCAGACCGGTTTGGCACTTGGAGCAATGGTGCTTAGACCACTTGGACCAGATGCAGCAGAATATGTTGCAGCAGATAAATTTATCGTGATCAGTTTTGCTGATGATGGAACACCAAACGATATTGCTTTTCTGGTTGTGAAGTGTATCGGTGAGAATGATTATTATACCAGAGTTGAGCGGCACTATTTTACGAATGGGAATCTGACGATTGAGAATAAATGCTATCATTCGCAGAGTCAGAGCGATATCGGGCAGATCTGCAGTCTGGAAGAAGTGCCTGAATGGGCGAACATTCTTCCGGGACCGGTTATTTATCCGGGGATGGTTCAGATGGACTTTGGATATTACCAAAATCCGATTGAGAATAAGGTGGACGGATCCGCTTGTGGCGTATCGATCTATGAGTCTGCGGAGAATCTGATCCGAAAAGCAGACATCCAGGGAGCTCGGCTGGACTGGGAGTACGATTCCGGAGAACGTGCAATCCATATTGACGAGAGAGCTTTGAAGAAGAGCGGTGGAAAGACCTATTTACCGAGATTAAAGAAACGCCTGTATAAAGGGCTGAATCTTGATGATGGAAAAGATAAGGAACTGTATAAAGAATATTCTCCAGAGATGCGAGATGAAGCCTTCCGAAGAGGTTTGGAAGAATACAAACGGGAAATCGAATTCAATGTAGGCCTTGCCTACGGAGATCTTTCCGATGCACAGGAGGTAGATAAGACAGCTACTGAGGTGCTTGTTTCCAAGACAAGGAAATACAACCGTGTAACTGCAATTCAGGGGAAATTGGAAGAGTGCCTGAATGGATTTGTAACTGCTCTGGCGTTCTACAATGGATCTTATATGTCCGGTGTGGAGTTTACCTGCGAATTTAACGATTCCATTCTGGCAGACGAAGAATCGGAACGACAGCAAGATCGGCAGGATGTAAGCATGGGGGTTATGAGTCTGTTGGAATACCGGATGAAATGGTACAACGAGGATGAAGAAACTGCAAAAGCAAAACTACCAGAGCAGAATCAGGTGATGGAGTAGGATGCGGGATGATTACAAAGAAAAGATTGCCAGTAAGATTGCAGCGCGGTACATAGGTCTGGAAGAACGGATCCTGCAGGACATTGCCCGACGGATCAAAAAGACCGGTGAGATTACCAGTACAGCAGACTGGCAGATCAATAGACTTCGGATTCTGGGATATTCTTCCGAGGATATCGAAAGAGAGATCAAGAAAACACTGGATGCGTCTTATCCGGAAATGTTTGAGCTGTACGATAAAGTGATCGATTGGGAATATGTCCGGAACAAGGACATTTACGAACAGATCAATGCAGAGTTTATCCTGTTTGAGAAGAATGAACAGCTCAAGCAGATCACAGATGCTATTATCCGGCAGAGTCTGGAAGATCTGGAGAATGTAACTAAGTCACTTGGCTTTTACTTAGATTACAATGGCAAGAAAGTCCTGACACCACTATCACAGGTCTACAGCAACTATCTGGACAATGCCTGCTTTGACATTGTGACGGGAGCATTTGACTATGGCAGCGTATTACGCCGAGTGGTCACGCAGCTGACAAACAGTGGACTTCGGAAGATTGAGTACGGATCCGGATATGCAAGCCGGGTAGAAGTGGCTGCTAGAAGAGCTGTGATGACTGGTGTAGCGAACCTTACCGGAGAAATAGCAGACTACAATGCAAAGAAGCTTGGAACCGAGTATTTTGAGGTTGAGTGGCATGCTGGAGCTCGTCCAACTCATGCGGTATGGCAAGGGCGTGTCTGGACAAAGGAACAGCTGTATTCGGTCTGCGGACTTGGTACAGTGACAGGACTTCTGGGAGCCAACTGTTACCATGCCTATTATCCGTTCTTTCCTGGCATTTCACGGCGTAACTGGTCAGATGAATGGCTGGAAGAACAGAACAGGAAGGAAAGCAAGCCAAAAGAGTTCCGGGGCAAAGAGTACACCCTGTATGAGGCAAAGCAGAGACAACGCCAAATGGAAACAGCAATGAGAGCGCAGCGAGAAAAGGTGCAGATGCTTCAGGATGGCGGTGCTGATCGGCAGGAAGTTATGCTCCAAAAAGCCAAATATCAGGGACAGCTTAATGAATATGCAGCATTTTCTCGGAAAATGGGGCTGAAAGAGGAAAGAGAAAGGATTTACATTGATGGACGAGGAAGAATTGCACCGAGCCAGTATGATCCAAAGATGAGAATTTCTATTCCGGATACAGTTTCCAAGGAAGCGAGATTAAGTAAAGAAATTGAAGCGAAAATCAATGCGGCGATAAAGAAGCTGGATTCGGAATACATTATATATCTTGATTTAATTGAGAGCGAAGCACTCGAAAAAGGAGATATTTTTGTCACGGGAGCGTATCTAGACGATGAAGGAATTCTGAGGCATAGTATGGTGATTAATCGTAGAAGAAATTTTGAAAATATTGAAATGCAAATGCGGTCGCGTTATAATAAGGGCGTAATGGCAGGAAGAAATTTTGAAGATTATATTGCTCATGAAATGGCGCATATAATGCCATTTCAAAATTGCATTACGGCAGAAGAGTATATGGAATTGAATGCTAAAATAAAGAGTCAGTTTATTAAGGGAATCTCAAAATATGCAGACAAAAAGAGAGATGGAAGAGAAAGTCTCGCTGAAGCATTTGTGAGATATAGGAATGGAGAAGTGATCCCGAATGAAGCAAGAAAACTCATCGAAAAGTACATCCTTCCTTGGCGGAGGATTTAGAACAGAATTCCCAAGATGTGAGACATGTAAGTGGTTTAATTGGGAGCATTATGTTTGTGAAGCATTTCCGGAAGGCATCCCTGATGAAAAATTATGGACGGATGAAGATGATGTGTGTAATGGAAAATATAGATATGAAGAAGAGTAAGTGCCACCAGTCGAAATGACCGGTGGTATTTTTATACTCATTTTTAAGAAAGGATAGGGTAAACGGTATGAAAAAATTATTTATCAGTCAGCCAATGAGAGGAAAGTCTGATGAAGATATTCTGACAGAGCGTAAGAAAGCAATCGAGAGCGCAGAGAAGGTGATTGGCGAGCCAGTAGAAGTGATTGATTCATTCTTCCAGGAAGCACCGGTAGATGCAAAGCCACTGTGGTTCCTTGGAAAATCTCTGGAACTTTTAGCAGGTGCAGATATCGCATATTTTGCGAAAGGATGGCAGGATGCAAGAGGATGTAGAATCGAGCACACTTGTGCTGTTGAGTATAACATTGATCGAATCGAACCGTAGGAAGGTGGCGATCCAGATATCTCCCTTTAAGGCGCAGGGGTAAGCGTCTTATTTTTATGCCCTGTCATATGGCATTAAACTGGACAACTACCATGCCGGAGGTCTACCCGGCTATATCCCATACCGCTGAAAGAGCGGTCAATAAAATATTTCAGGAGGAATGTAACTATGAAAAATATTCATGAGATTTTGAAAGAGTATGGAATGGAAGTCCCAGCAGATAAGAAAGCAGATTTCGATAAGGCTTGGAAAGAAAATTATCGTACTAAAAGCGAGTACGATAACGCAGTTACCCAGAGGGACAACTACAAGGCTTCATTGGATGATGTAAATACCAGGCTGAAAGAATTTGAAGGTGTGGATGTGAAGGATCTGCAGGGACAGATTACGAAGCTTCAGGGCGATCTAAAGGCGAAAGATGATGAATATGCAGCAAAAGAAGCTGACCGTGTGTTTATGGATTCTGTTAAAGAAGCAGTGAAGGCTGCTGGCGGAAGAAATGAAAAGGCAGTAATCGCCATGCTGAATATTGATGCTCTGAAAGAATCTAAGAATCAGTCCGAAGATATCAAGAAGGCACTTGAGGATGTAAAGAAGTCTGATGGGTATTTGTTCGGAGCAAATGAACCAATCAATAATCCGGTTGGTGGTACAAGCGGCGGGGGCGGTGCAGATCCGGGAGCGGATGATGTTGCTGCACTTCGAGCTGCTATGGGACTGCCGGAAAAATAGGAAGTGAGGTAAGGAAGAATGGCAAATACTATTGCACTTAGAAAACAGTATTCAACACTTTTGGATGAGGTGTATAAATTATCATCATTAACAGCTGCTCTGGATGGACCGAATGAGCTGGTAAAAGAGGGAGCAAACGCAAATGAGATCCTGATTCCAAAGTTATCTATGCAGGGGCTTGCGGATTATAACAAAAGCACTGGTTATGTAGCCGGTGACGTGACTCTGGATTATGAGACAAAGAAATGTGCTTATGACAGAGGTCGT